AGTTCGGCCTTCGCGCTGGCGTACTCATTCGTGCCTTCCTCGGCCAGCTTGAGTCGTTCCGTCAGTCGGGTCAGTTCCGCCTTTTCTTCCGAAAGGGCGTCTGCATATTTGTTGATCTCCTTCGCCCCGGCCTCATGGATGTCGTTGATTTGGCGGGAGACTTTCGTGTACTTATTGACGGCGATAACCATTCCGCCAATGGCAGCGGTCGCGGCAAGGATGGCGTAGGTGTACGGGTTGAACGTCAGGTGTATCGCCTTGTCGAGAAGGGCAAGGAATCGGACTTGCGACGCCGACAGGGTGTCGGTCATCATGGCCGCGATGAGCGCAGCCGTTCTCCAAAGCGTAAGCGCGCTGATGGTTGTGGTGATGGCCTTTCCGAACGCCTCCGTCGAGGAAACAACATTCGTAAGCGCCTGGACCGCACCCTTGAGTATTCCTTCCTGGCTTTCGCCGATGGCGTACATCAGGTTCTCCCACTTGCCCTTGAGGATGTTGATTTGTCCGGCAAGGGTCTTTGCCAGGACTTCCTGCATCTGGTAGAACTTGCCGCCCTCGCTCGTCATCCGCTTGAAGGCTTCTTCCACCATGTCGAAGGTGATCTCCCGCTTCATCATCTTGTCGAACACATCACCGAGGGAAACGGCTTTCCCTTCGATCTCGGTGAGCATCTTGGAAAGTTCCTCAAGGACCGGGATGCCGTTCTGGGAGAAGGAACGAAGCTGGATGCCGCGCAGGAAGCCGGAGGACTTCACATGCCCGTATGCCAGGATGACGCGATCCATCGAGACGCCGACGCCGGATGCAACGTCGCCCAGCATCTTCGTGGTATCCAGGAGGCTGCCCTTTTCGATGTTGAAGGCGGCGAGCTGCTTGGCGTACTTCGCCAGCTCCGAGAATCGGTATGTGGATTCGGACGAGAACCGATACAGGTTATCGAAGATCCGGTCAGCTCCGTCGAGATCCTGGAGCATGTTCCGCAGGGCCATCTTCTGCACCTCGAACTGCCCGGTGACATCTATGAGAGTGGAAAGGAACCGGCGAAGGCCGACGACAGAGAAGGTCGCGCCCGTCAGTTGCCCCAGCGTCCGCATGAGATTATGGGACTGTCCGAGAGTGACGTTGTACCTCTTTTGTATGTCGTGGGCCTGCCGGGACGATTTCGATATGTCATCGAAGGATTTCTTGACCCGCTTGAGCGGTTCGGTCTTGACTTTCTTGTTGAAGTCGAGCGCATCCGAAAGGCTCGTATTCAGCTTGTTCGCAAGCTCGATGTCCTCCCCGACGCGCCGACGGAAGGCTTCATCGGTCAAGATGACCTCAAAATGCAGTTCGTCTATGTTTGCCATACCTTGTTACATTCCAAAAAGTTCATCCATCGTGAAGGGTTCCTTCCCTTCCGACTTCGCCCGCATCCGGGCGAGCTTTCGCTCATAGGCTTCCTGTTGCATCGCAAACGCCGGGTCGTTTGGATTCACCCGTGGCGGCTTTCCGCCGGTCGCCTTGCCGCCATCATTCTTCTTTCTCTTGTAGAGCGTGTGCGGCAGGTCGCTCTGCATGATTTCTATTTGGGCGCAGGTGAGGACGCACCTGTACCCGAAATTGCGCTCCCAGCGCCCAAGACGCCAGCGAGGGCGCCCATAAGCGGGGAACTCTTTAACGAAAGCTGCTTCAGCGCCGAAAGACGTTCGGCTTGGTATTGCTCTGCTTCCATCTTCGTCATCTTGATCATGTCCGTCCTCATATCCTGCGAGTATGCCATAATCTCGTAGTGTGCGACCAGCGGCAGTTTTTTTTTACCGGCGGCCACTATCGGGGCTATCTGCTCCTCGGAATACCGGCGGGCCAGGTGCCGCCATAAAAGCGGGTAGAAAAGGCGGATCTTGATGTCGTGGTTAAGCATCATCAGCGCAGCTTCCTTGAAGGCGAAATACGGCTCTTTCAGCATGTCTTTCGCCACGTCCACATCGCTTTCTATTTTTGCGCTTGCCATGTCCCTTTCCAGCCATACTTCAGTCAGGCGTTCCAGGGTATATGGCTTCAGCCAGTAAAGACGCACGGGGCGCTTTCGGCCCGCGATACGAACCTCCGAAGGGCGGTTGTTCACAATGGAATCGTATTCGATTCGCTCGTCAATGGATGGTTGCTTCATGCTTGTCTTTTGATTGAAAAAGGGGCAGGGCTACTTGAACCCCGCCCCTCGGTTGTGGTTTGCCTCGCCGGTCCGTTAGGCCGAGGTGGAGTGCGTCGGCAGGGAGGCGTAGTCGCCAGAGGCGTTCTCGTTCGGCAGCATGACTGCGTTGAACTGAACGTAGGTCGGCGTGGTGTTGTCGTCGTGCTGCGGTTCGCTGAACACGAACTTCACACGGGCGAACATCAGCGCGGAATTGCCGCTCTGGGAACGCGCGAGGACGGTGTACTCCTTCTCGATCGGGCCGTACTTGAAGGCGGCGGCAGCGGAGTAGACGTCGGTGCCGTCCTTTGCCTTCACGTTGCCAGTCACCTTCTCGAAGCCGAGCTCGAGCAGGGCGATGGCGATGGACGGGATGTTACCCGTCATCGTGTAGTTCTCGCCCATAGTGACGGCGCTCTCGATGACCTTGTGCTTCTGGTCGATGCGGGTCGAGGAGAAAGAGGGGGCGTCCTTCTGGATCTGGAAAGAGTTCTCCAGGGTGAAGATCTCGTCCGCAGAGCTGAAGTCCACGCCGCCGCTCGCTGCCAGGTTCACACCGCCAGGGGTGTACGGGAGGAGCTTCAACACGGCATTGCCGGTGTTGAGGTCGTTGAGGATGGAATTGGAAATAGCCATATCTATGCAGTTTTAATTTCTGGTTTGACAAAGGCGTTGATGTAGAAAATCCTGATGTGATAGCCGTTCTTGTCGGGGATGTCTCCGTTCGGCGAGAACGTGAAAGGCTGAAGCACAATGTTGTCGATCTCGAGCGCGATACCTTTCAGCTTCTTCTGCATGACTGACAGCTTCTTCCCGTTCTTGATGTTCTTGATGTCCCTCGCGTAAAGGGCCACGAAGAACACGCACTCGCCGATGGCTCCACGATCGCGGATCTCTCCGTTCACATGGCAGACCACGAAATCCTGAAGGTTCGTCTCCAGGGAACGCGGTCGGTTCGGGAGCACGGTTGCAGAAACACCAGCGGTGCGGATGGCATCGCCAAGCGTATTCTCAATCGCTGTCGGGTCGAAATTGTTCATCGTGCAATCGGTCTGAAATTGTGAATCGCGTAGTAACCGAGCATCTGCTTCGCGTAGTCAAAGTACCCTTCCTCTTTCGATTCTTTGTACGTGACTCCGATGCTACCCTTCATGTCGGAGACCATGACGACAAGCCAACAGCCTTTGCTTCCCATTTGGGCGTAGCGGACGGCTATTTCCTCGGCTTGTCCTTCATCGCTGAACCCGCCTTCGTAGGCTTTCGAGAACTCCAGATGTCCGTCGTGGGCGACCGCTACGGCCATCACGTTCGAGGACTGGATATGAACTTCCAGCTCCTCTCCGGCGTGGCCCCCGGCGTCTGCGGCATCGTAGATCTCGTGGGCGTTGGCGACATAGGCAAGGGCCTCCTTCGCTATGGCTATCATCCCATTCCGCGCGGTGTTCTGCTCGTTGAGCATGAGCCGCTTGAAGGCATAGTCGATAACCTGCTTGTTCTTGGCCTTATTACTCGCCTTGCTCATCGTCACCACCCTCCTCGGGATCGTTCGGGTCCGGTTCCGGGTCCGGCGTTGGAGGTGTGGGCGGCGGCGGCTCCACCGGATAGATGGCGCCTTCGTTGCCCGCAGCATCCAGCCAGATATTCGTACCCCAGTTGTAGGTTGTCTGCTTCTTCACCACGGCCCGGAAGGTATGGTCGTAATCGGTCATAGTAACGACCGTCCCCTCCGGGATGTGGGTCAGAATCATAGGGGTAGAAATCTTGTAGTCCGCCTTGAACACATCTCCGCTGTCCTTGATACCACCCGTCGCCGTCCGATACCCCCACGGCAGTTCGGTCACTTCTTCGGTCACGAACGCCCCGTCTACGCCGCGCATGGGATTCCATTTGGAATCGTACGCGACCTTCAGGAGCGTCATGGCCGACGCAACCGGATCGCCGTTGTCATCCGTCACGGGAAGGCCGTCGGAATCCAACGACTCCACGTAAACGGAAAGGGTATGGGGCCAGCGGGGGTTGAACATCAGTAGAGCGGTTTAAGGCGAATCTTCGGATTCGGATCGGTGAATGGCTCGTCCCACTTCGCATAGAGATCGCGGGCCATCTGCATAAGCGCGTCACGGCTCACGACGTTCTTGATGGCGATGTAGTGCGTCCATCCGCCGTCGGACTCTCCCTGGGTCCCCGACTTGGTGGAAGAAACGGCAGCGCCGTAGTAGCAATCGGCAAGGCAGAGGTCGCGGGTGCGCTCGTCCACCTGGGCCACCGTGGTCGCGTCATCCGTCACGCCCCTATGCAGGAGCGTTGCGTAGATGAACTCGTCCGAGAAGTCAATGATGGGGTCGAGCTTGGCCCGAAGCCAGCTAACCATTGTCATGTTTTCCGCGATGCTTGCCATTTCTTCCGTCGGTTATCACTTCATTATTTTCAAAGAACTCTTATCCCTACACGTTGTTCGGGTAGAGATACCACATGTACTGCGGGACGTTCGGGATGACGAGCGAGGTCATCTCCGTGTTGAAGCTCTGGCACTTATACACGAAGTCCGCACCGATGGTGAGCAGGAGCTTACCACCGTAGAACGACGCATAGTTGCCACCGGCGATGGCGATGGGCTCAACGGTCTTGACAGTACCGATCTGGCCGTCCGGGACGAACACGACCACGTTCTGCTCGAACGCGCGGGTGTTGGTCGCGGCGATGACCTTGTTGTCCTTGTCGATCTTGTCGATGGCAACAATGGAGTCGATGGCCTTGATGGGGGCGCCGACGAGCTGCTCCAGGCGCTCCTTCTTGGCCTCATAGGACATGATGGCCGCGTAGGAGGACTGCTGGGTGGCGGCAGCGGCGGGCAGGACGGTGATGCCGATCTTGGCGATGACGGCGGAGTGGTTCAGGACTGCCTTGAGGTAGTCGATCTCCATCTCGAAATGGCCCCGGATGCCCTTCATGCGGGCGGCCTCGACCATCGCGGTCATGTCCTTCACGGGATCCGCAGATCCGCCCTCGGACGTCTTGCCTGCGTTGGTCCACCAACGGTTCGCGTCGGAAAGGGTGGTCTTGTTGGCGGCAGGCACGTGGAAGTCCAGGGTCACGCCGTTGATACCCTTCGGGTTGTTGGCGGCGGAGATGGTGAACTTACCCGTGGAGACGACCTGATGGCGCTGGAAGGTCAGCGCGTTCGTGTGACCGCCGATGAGCTTGTCCACGGTGATGAACAACTGCTCGTAAGCGGCCTCGCGGATCTGGCCGATGGTGACGCTACGACGGTCCTCCAGGCGGCGCATCTCGCGGATCTTCGCTTCGTTGAAGTATTCCACCTTCTTCATACGAGGGATGGAGCCGGTGTACTGCTTCAGGCCAGCGGGGGCGTCCGGGATAGCCGGGGAGTCAATGTCGTAATACTGGGCTGCCGCGTTGAGAGCGAGCTCGGAGACGGTCTGCACGTAGGCCGTGTCGTTCTGCATGAACGGCTCGAAAGCGAAACCGTCAAGCTGAAGGCCGTTGTACTTCCTCGCCATCGTGTCGTCGAGGAAGTTCTGGACGCTCTGGCCAGGCGCAAGGGCGCGGGACAGAAGGTCGTAGTATTCGAGGGTGAAGGTATCCATATTCTTCTTCGTGTTAAAGGGTTAAACGGAAACCTGGAGAACACCCGGGACAGCAGCGGCCATCTGTGCGGCCACTTCCGCAGCCGGAGTCAGGTCGATGAGCAGACCCTCGCCGTGGAACTTGACCGCAGCGCCGGAGGCGTTGATGTCCTCGGTCAGATCGCCCAGGCAGATGTCGTTGTAGAGATAGGCGTTCGGCTGGGCGGCCATGCTCTTGCCGGAACCGGCTTCGGTGGCAGCGGAGAACACCAGGACATCACCGGCCTCCACGGAGTCGATGGTCGCGGAGTGCAGAATGGTGATGGTGTACTTGCCAGCGTCGGAGCCAGTACCGGCG